GGTGCAGGCTGGGATGCAAATAGAATTAATTAGAAACGGTGAACCTACTTTATCACACAGAGGATTAGCCAAACTAATTTCACTTCAAGAAAGGTCAAAGTAGTATTGACAATAGCATATTCTACATGTTAGAATATGCTATAACTACTAACAAAGGGAAATAATGAAAAAAATATTTTTAACTTTATCAATATTTATAACTGTATTAACATCAATTACATTTATATCTTCGGCAAAAGCAGATGATCAAGTTGCTACATACGCAGTATTAAATGAAAACAACGAAGTGACAAACACAATTGTTTGTTCTGCTGCCGTATGTGGTGGGGGAACACTTGGTGCGGATAGGGTTGTTTTGCAGCTTCCAAATAATCCTGCTGGTGGTCAATATGGCTATTTGTCAGCTCCAGGACAACCTCCAGTAACTTACGATCCACAAACTCAAACATTTACGGTTCCGCAGGGATCGTCTAAAAATTCTCAAGAAATTATTACTACAAATAATGACGGCATTAAAGTGACTGATAAGTTAAATGTATCTGTTGGAGCAACTGTTTCAACTTTTAAAGCTCCTAACAGCGTATCTGACAATATGCCTGTTTTAACTGTTCCTAAAGCAATGTCAGGTTCTCAGGCAAAACTTTCTGTAACAGAAATTAATGGCGCTAAATGTGTTTTGGTTAATGGTCAATCATTATGCGAAACTTTGTCTCAAAGCCTTAATTTTACCGTTCCACAAACAGCACAACAAATTTTAAATACTGTTATTCAAAATAAATTAGATTTAATTCAAAAAAATATTGATATCTTGCTTAGCCTTATTGTTAAAGGGGCTGTTGTAAAGTAATATGATGAGTTTAATAGCAATGTTACTTGGTTTAGAATCTTTTCTTTTGATGGCAGCAGTTTTTACTTATGAAGATAAGTTAAAGAAATTAAACAATGATTATGACGAATTAGATGCAGAATTTAATGAAATATATGCTGCATACTGTAAAAAATCAAAAGATGCAGAAATGTATGAATCTGCTTATGAATCAGAACACAGGGCAATACATTACGAATTGGATAAAGTGGACGCATTAGAAGGCGTCATACGAAATCTTAAAAAAGAAATTGAAGCTCTTCGTAATGCCCAACCAATTCAATATGAGTCAAGCGGTTGGAATACTGATTCATGGAAAAGCATGCCTGAGCCTTTGAGCAAGGATGAATGGAACAATAAGTGGGCGGGAGTCCACGGAGATCCTTCAACACATACAAGCCCTATATATGGTCATACGCCGTATACAACAAACTGGCATGAGGGTCAAATAGATTTTGAGTAAAGATTGTAGACATATCTGGATACTTTTGCCAGATGGAATTAAATGCAAATATTGCGGGGAAATAGCTAAAGAGTACGGCACTAGATGATTAAACTATTATTTATAATATCCATGTTTATTATACACGTTTTGCCATTATTTGGTTTGTATTACTGGGTTAAAAAATATCTTAAAGGTTCAGATTTGGATCGGGCGGAAATGAAAATGAGAATTCAATGGTTTTTTACCTACCCTCTAGGATATATTATGTATTATAAGTCTTATAGATGCTTATACAGGTGGCAGTTATTGAGAGAAAAAAAAGAATAAACTATGTTGGAAAAAATAGCTTATTCTATATGTCATGTACCCAGCAATTCAGATATAAGAATGCAAAACTATGAAAATTTATTAAATGCAATGCCTAAAGAATTACACATATTCCCTCCATCTGTAGTACACTTAAAAAATTCAGCTGATTATAAAATAGCAACTCAAAAGTTTAATAAAATAAATATAAAAAACTATTTATATCCAGAGGTTTCTAACCCTTACAATCAAACAGTTCGTGGTGGAGATGGACCGTATAAAAACATACAATTTCCTAATAGCAATGGTGAAATAGGCTTGTATTTTTCTGCATATAGCACATTTAAAAGATTTTTAACAAGCAAATTTGAATATTTAATATGGATTGAAGATGATTCTGTAGTGATGCCAAATTTTAAAAACAATTTAACAGAGTGTTTAAATAACGTAAACTTTCAATTTGATTTAATATCTTTGGGAATGCAGCAATATCAACTGAATTATTATCAACCTTATTATGAGGATTTTGGTAATGAATATTTTTCTAAGGTTTATCAAGTATTTTGGGCGGGAGGCATATTATTCTCCCGTAATGGCATACAAAAGATCATAAATGATCTAGAAACCAATGGTATAGCATACCCATTTGATTGGTATTTATATAATATAAGAGCTAAAAATCTACAGCCAATTAGCTTTGATGCTTTTAATATTAAACCTAATAAGCCAATGTTAGTTAAGCCTGATGAAATATCAAGTATTAATAGTACAATAGATGCAACTGACAAAATAGGGGCAAAATGAGCAAAAAAAGAAAAATCAATTGGGACAAAAAGCTTGAATATGCTCAAAGAAAATTAGAGCAAAACAAAGCTTTAATTGAAGATACATATAAAGGGACTAAATCTCAAAAAGCCAAAACCTGGACAATTAAGCAAAAGAAGAATAACGGGGAATTTCAATAATGGGCGGGGAAGCCAAAAGCCTAAGAAGAATACTACTAATATATATGATAAAACACCCAATAAGATATATAAGAATAAGAAGAATAGCTAAGAATATATCCAGAGAAAATCATGAAATAATCTCTAGACTTGGATCAGATTATGATGCCAATGGAAAGCCATATTGGGAGATTACAGGTCTTATAGATCCTGAAGATTAAATTGACGAGCATTCGCTCGTTTCCGACCCTTTATTAGCATATTCAAATATGGATTATTGTGGGTGATTGTGGAGCAAAGTGGAGAATATTGTCAGTATTATGTTAAATAAATTCAGTTAATATATATCTATCTTATCTACCAAGTTATAAAGCATAACATATTGCCCATCGTAATGTCAAATTCATATCATATGATTTATATCACATAAAAAATGGGTATATTTTTGTACATTTTTGATGTATTTTATGTAATATTGTGTGTATATTGAATCAAATTAACATTATTCTATGTGAAATTGATCACATTTTATGTAAAATAAAATAAACACATGTATATGATCAAATTAACATAACATCCAGTGAAATTTTATATGCCTTCGTAATGTCTTCTTATATATATAATAGTCGGTATTAGAAGTTCCAGCGAAAATTCCCGCCCCTTCGTAATGTTTAAAATTTTTTGAGACGACGACGGTTTATTTGAAATAGAAATATATCATAGAATAAAGAAAGACCCCCAGCTCTCCAACTGGGGGTCTAACATGGACTCGGCAGGAACAGCCTGAACGCCCTTTTGTTTTATTATACTACTAGATATTCGTTGTTGTCAACTTTTCTAGTAGTTCCCGTCAGGCCCAACTCCGTCAGGGAAGAGTGTAATGCTTGGCATGTCTTCTGTACATCCGCAAGGTGCATGGGCACCGTCTTCATCTCGGACATCTGAATGACATAGTTAGTCATATATTGAATTAATGATTCATTAACATATCTGTTTTCTGTTTGCATGTGTAGCGCTGCTACTGCAGGTTGAAATCTGCTGTCCGCAAGGCCCGCAGCAAACTTATCGTGCACCTTATCTTCTAGACTAGCCATTATTTATCTCCGTCCTTACATTTATGTGTTTCCCATATACTAATTTCTTTATACATATCACCACACCAAGGACACATTATTCTTCCTCTTCTTCATATTCTTTGATTAGGTCTTGGGCAATCAACCAGTCTAACACATTGCTTTGGTCTACGTCAAACCCACCCCATGGATCCTTTTCATATGCATCCCAGCAATCCTCAAGGGTCGCATACTTGTCATGACCAGGGACGGGACTGACTACATAATCTGCAAACCCATTACCATTATCAACTTCATTAAATGTATCACGGATGATATCCCACATATATAGGAATGCAATACCACCAAATTGATAATCTCTTTTTAGATTATCTAGATATGAGTTAGTTTGAACATACATTGCTTCGCTATACATTTATGCTCCCAATCCGTCTGATTTGCCAGTTTCAATACATTCTTTGCATACATACCAACCACCTTCAATTGTTATGTAATCAGCATTACTTTCACATATACAGCACTCGTTCATCATACATTATCCCTGCCAATCTCTTGTTGGAATTTATAATCTAGATCTTGCTTATAGAATGTTACATCATAACAGAGGCTATAGATATCTGTCAAGCAGTCTTGATATCCCTCCGCCCAATCTTTTAAATGATCTTCAAACTCTTTATTCTGCCATTCAACCATAAGGTTGTTTAGTTCCCCATGGATAACATCAATTAAAGGAACATTAGCTTTTATAGCATTCATCATTTGAGGTGATAGATTCCGCATTAGTCAAAGTACCCTTCTACTTGCAAACCTTTTAGCAATTCCATTGCTCTCCAAGTATTGTTGTATAGCCACGGGTCATCATCTGAATTTATTGTAGTGAGTACAGAATCCAATGCATAGACCATATCATCCACATCAGACAATTTATACCCCAACATTTGAGTTCTCCTTGATATGTTCTAGATGTGTCTCACAATCATCACCATTCCAATTACAATTAGGACATGTGTCATATTCGCAATCTTCGCAATATGGAACTTCTTGTTCCATGTGATCACAATCTTTACACTTCCAGCCATATGATTCATCTGATATTGTTTTAGCACAAAGGAGTTCTAGTTCCCCGCCCCAACCAGTTTCTTCTTCATAGGACAGCGTGAAGAGCAGTTCTGGATACTGAAGAGACAGTTCCCTAAGAGCAGGCATGGCTACACCCCATGCTGTATTAAAGTTGTAATACACAACTAGGTTCTCACCGTTTTGGACGGGACCTTCAATATATGTGTCTGGAGCATAGACTTCATCACTAGATAATGCTACATCCCATTTAGTTCCCCAATTACGAAGATTCCAATTATACCAATCATCACCGTCATGCTTCATCATATCTTCAATAGATTGATTAGACTTATAGTCAGGTTGATTGTTATATGCTTCAATGTTTGTTGGTTTGATTATATTCCAGAATGCGAATACAGGATTTGGATAAGTTGTCAACTTCTTTTCTTGTTGTCCAGTTTTTATGTTCCATACATCATGGACACGAGTAAATGGTTGATTAAGTTGAGATACGAGTTTATTTACAGAATCAGGATTACCCTCTATAGTTAATCCGTTATACACCCAGTTTGGCATGGAGAGTTCTTTCTACTAGTTGGATAGTGTTGTTGCTTCAAGGTCAATTTCTAGTTCTTCGTCATCTCTGCTCCATTGTTCAAGCGGAGTATCTGAAGCGATTGAGTTAGCAGATTGAATACTATCTGCTTCTATTTCAATAGAGTAATAAACTCTGTTGATTGCTAATACATCATACTTTGGCATTATTGTCCTTTCATTGGGTAGGGTCTTATTGTATCAGTTAGGGCTGACATTGGTCAAGGTAGGGGCGGGATCTTCAAAAAGCTTATTATATTGTGCTAGAGTAAATACAGTAAAATTACATCCTTGATTATATGCCCAATTACAGGCTTCTATTAGAGAAGGTGTCTCATATAATGGATATGGAGATTCATAATCATTATCTAAATCATTATAGACTTCAAATGAATTTATTCCACCTGGTGATACTGAATAATCTATTTCATATATACGTAATGTTTCCATAGGATGATTTTATCAGATCGTAAACATCCCGTCAATTTTAAAAGCATCTCGTAAATGTGATTTTTATCACATGTCGTAAATGTCCGATTTGTCTGATTTTAGTCGGCCCCATCCCCGCAACTTTGTCAAGCTGCGGGGTTAGAGTTTATATATCCCAATAATCTACAACAGTTTTAATTGTGATATGCAAATAACAATCGCAATCATCTGCAGCAGAATCAAAGTGATCCAGGTTATCTTCATAGATCATTGTTACAAGCTCGTCAACTGTATAAGGTTTATGCGTTATGATATTTCAACACCTCGCTTTGATATTCAATAAATGAATTCCATGAGTGTTGTCCGCCCTCATCTTGAACCCATTGTGCTTGTGTGTCAATGATTACGGGATAATCAAGAAAGTCTAATTCATTTTGTTTGGCTAAGAATAATCCAAAGCCTGTTTCAGAGTCCCGACCATCTTTAGTTAACTGGTCAATGATTATCCTAAGACAATACGAGTCATCTGTCCAGCGTGGTCTAGCAAAATCTAAAGCCTGTGCTAAATCTTTACGCCACTCGGTTTCGCCCCAATGTGAGTAAAGAACTAAATACGGCTCATCTAAGTTTGTTTTGAATACAAAGTTAATTCTTGCTCCCATTAGTGTATGCCTCCGATTGCTATTAAGATTGCTAGTAATAGTGGGACTACTAGATAAAGAAATGTTGTCATTAGGTTATCCTAGTCTATTAGGTTGTGATTGTCAAGGGGAAGGTGGGCGGGGTAAAGAAAGGAGTTAGAACCCCGCCCAAGATTATCTAGTTATAGATACTGTGCGATAGACTTCATAGTTGAAGCATTTACTGTTGCTTCATCTGTCATCTTTAAGATGTTGAGAGCATTTGTGATGTCCTCAACAAGTTGAGTGTATGTGTGTTCATACATTTGAGTGAACTCACGCTTTGGTTCAGCAGGGAAATCAGTACCTACTGTTGTAACATCAAAGTCAATGTTTAGTTGATTATTCCAGCCACGATAGTTTGTGCGGAAGTTTTCAGCCTTTTTGATGTTAGCGATAGCATAGTCAATTAAAGACTTCTTATACTTGTCCATAGCCTTTTGGAACTTTGCTTCGTTTTCTGATTGGTTTTCCCAATCAGCATTTACTGTTGCTAACTTTGTTTCCAATGCCTTGATTACTTTAGCGGTTGGAACTTTTACGGAGATTGCTCTACTTGCCATTTTTTTCTTTCCTTTTCTGTTGTTGGGTTATTCGGGGGTGTCCTAGTATAACACTAGGCTTCGTGCTTTGGCAAATCAACACGCACATTTTTTTGTATGCTAGAATTAACTAACTTACCTTGAAATGCGACCATCATCTTTGCCAATCTTATTTCGTCAGCAGATGTTAATTCAACTTGTAAGTTATCTTTAACCTCATACTCAACGCCATACTGAATTGCTTTACCTAAGCCATACCCCATTTGGGATTGGTTAGGAACTTGTAGTGTTATTACTGCCATTAGATACCCCCTTCTTTTTGGTTGTCAGGTATTGTAGCATCTACAACTGACATTAGTGTCATACCAAAATTACATTTTGGACAAATAGAAGTATGCGGATTTCCATTTGATTTAAGAGTCATTTCAACATTAGCATCACAGTTGGTACATAAGTAATCCCATTTATTCCAAGTCATAATTTCCTTTCATTTGTGGTATTCTATCAGATACCTCTGACATTACCAGCGACCCCAACGGGACTTGAACCCGCAACCTCCGCCGTGACAGGGCGACGAGCTAACCAATTGCTCTATGAGGTCAAGTTAGCAATTATACTACACAGAACTGACAGACTCAAGCGACACGCCGTAATACCGTAATGTGTTCTTAATCACATGCGACACGCCCGAGTGCGGGTCGGCCCCGCATAATTATGCATCAAGCTGTATAAATATTAATTGAAATTTAAACAAAAAAAATAGCGGGGGCTTTTGCCCCCGCTAAGTTTATTTTAATTATTTAGCAAGTGCCAAAACCTGCTTAACAATTTTATTTTTTTCAGCGGTGACAACAGGGTCAAAACCACTTGCGCCTGCCATCAAACTATCGCCTGCTTTGCGGGCTGTGCGATAATAATCTAGGCGTTCAGTTAGAGCATTTACAACGCCCCACGCTGTGCCTTTAATGTTAGCATTTGTAGGTGAGTTATGATACAACTCATCAAGAAGAACAACTTTGTTTTCCCACTTTTTGATTGAACCCTTTTTGTCCAATTCAGGCTTAGGGTACATCTTGTTAATGATTTCAGAAAACTTAGCATTTGAAACTTCAATTTTGAAAAGTTCCTGTGCTTGCTTTTCAAACTCATCAGCATAGGCAAAAGTTAAACCTAGAGCCTCACGAGCAGCAGAAATTTTTCCATCAACAGTTTGTGTGTGACGGATTTTGAAAGATTGCTTTGCTTGCTTCATTGCGAAGTTAAGTGTATTTTGACACATAACTCTAACAGGTGTAATAGCAGATTGAACAGCAACAGAACCATCGTGTGAAGTCCAAACAATTAGATAGAGTTTAGTTTCATCAGCAACGCCGTTTGGGTCAAGAAGAATAGTGCGGGGAATTGACATTGTTCCAAACACTACACGACCATTTTTAAGAGAACCAGCAGACTCCCAATAAACATCAGAATTGCCATCGTGAAGGTTATCAGCAAAAGAAAATAAGTCTTCATTTTGTACTGTCTTATAACGTGAACCTACAACAGACAAAACATCTTTTTGTCCTAGTGTATAAGGATTGTCACGAGTAACGAGAAAGTTCTCGCCTACTTGATTGTAATTATCTGCGAGCAGATTTGAAACAGGCTCAAGAGCAACGTTCCAATTTGATAGTTTAGCACCATCTAGCATTTTTTGTGTTGTTACTTCTTCATCTTTTGTGAAGATTTTATTGGCGAAACTGTGCCACGCAGGTGTTGTGCGTGTGCTGACAGCAAGTGAAACTTCACCAGACTCAACTTCTGAGCGGTGAACCTGTGACATTGTATTAGTCATTTTTTTCCTTTCGTTAGTTAGACTTATTCTAACATACAGGGGTGACACTTGTCCATCTTAAAGAATAAAATAAATAAACATTTGTCCGTTATGTCCGTTTTGTTCCCGTTCAAATTCAGTGATTAAAATCACATTCCGTAAAGGGCGTGTTGACTTGACAAGGGGCCGACGTGGTCGGCCCCCAAAATTAATTAAAAGCTAAACAAAATTAGTTGAAAATTAAACTAATTTATTTTTTAAATAAGTCAATAAAAAAAACAATAGGGGCCAGTACAAAAACTGTTACTATATCCCCTATTGCTTTTGTTATCATTTTATCCCCCGATAAATTTAAATAAAGTCTACCAGATCTTGGTCCATGATTTCATTTACATCTACATCGTTAGATTCTGCAATTGCATCCCAAAGATCTTCTTCCGTGAAGTTACCGTCGGGGTACCATTGCATTAATATTTCTTCTACAGATTTACTCATCGTCCTGGCACCCGATGCACTCTTCACAGTCGCAGTAGTGTGCATGGGGTAACCATGCATCTAAGTGGTGGGCCTCTGCAATTGCATTCGCAGGAGCACTATCTTGGCCCTTCCACAGTACACCTTCAGGAAGTTTAATCAAACGATCATATTCTTCATCATGATAAGCATCAATTGTATCTAGACATGCATCAACCATGGATGCGGGGACGGGTGGATAATGATTACCAGTCAAGTGATATCTAAGTGAAGTACGAAGGCCAATATCAGAATTGGCTAGGTCCATTGCAGTATTGTATCCCATTATGCTAATTCCAAAACTGCGTGAGTGGCATCTTGATTTAGAAAATTTAATCGCTTTATGATAGATTCTTCTGAAGTTACATCATCAATAAATTGTGATACGGCAGACCTATTCATTTCATCAAACATTCCAGGAGCCAAATTTAGAATGCTGGAGAGCAGATGAGATTCATTAGAGACTTTAGAAATAAAGTTTACACCCTTGGCAGAGAATGGGAATTCATTCCAGCCAGTTGTATCCAAGTCGTGACACTTAAGTTTAGTTGACATTAGTTATTACCTTTCATCGTTGGGATAGTTATTATAGCAGGGGCCACTGACATTACTCCCCCTCGTCATATTCAAGGGAGAGCGGGAATGAATCAAAACCCATTAGCCCCATATCTTCTTGATCATAACATTCAGGGCAAACATAATCGTCCCCATATATTTCATATTCTTCTACAGAGTAGAATGTTTCTTTAGCCCCACATACTTCATAGTATAGGCAGGCTACTTCAAAAACTTCTTGTTCATTTAACATAAGTTTACCTTTCTTTAAGTATCAGAATAATAACACATTGGACTGACATTATCAAGTAAAACCCCGCATCCCGTAAGTGATTAATATCATACGTAAAGCGACACGCCCGAGCGCGGGTCGGCCCGTGCCCGATTTGTCCAAATTATTTACGCATAAATATTAATTTTTTTAAGGGAGCGGATCACAAAATTGGCAAAAAGCTAATTCGTCCCAAATAAATCCGCCTTCATCCCAATCTATTTTATTTCCGCAATCTGCACATTTACTAATTTATTAAATCCTTTTTAAATTTTATTTTGCGAGAATATTTTTTCTTTGACGGAATTGCAGTCGCAGCATTACTGCGACGCAACTCTTGAATTCGTTTTACTTTTTCCATAATTTTATTTACCACCACTTGTTCCATCCTTGTTAAACCATTTTGTGTATTGTTTGCCGTTAGGCATTGTTAAATTATAAGTAGCGTATTCTCCAGCAAAACCCCAATCAACACATTTAGCAAAAGCATTGAACGCTTCTAGTGCGTCCGATAGTTTTAGAGTGTGGTGTGGTGCTTGACCATCATAGGCAGTTGTTAGTTCATACATTAGAAACCTCTTTCAATAGTTTAGCATTTCCATTTTTATCTGACTTGAGAGATAATTGGCAATTTTTACATTTCCAATCATACCAAATTGTGCTACCCTTGCCTAGTGTAGCATTACACCAATGGGACATTTTTTCTGAGCATACTGGGCAATAAGCAGAAATAGTCTGCCCTAACCCACCAATTATAATTTCCATTTATTTAGCCTCGCTTCCAGCAAATAGTTGATTTCTGAAAGTTTCTACCTCATCAGATAAAATTGAGTTTGGATTACAATCGCAGAAATCAAAGTCATAGTCACCATCAGGGCTAACCCACCCTGTGTAACCTTGACCATAGCAATCAGGGCAGTTGATAATTACCTCTAGGGCATTTTTTATGTTTGACATTAGTTGTCACCTTTCTTTGTTGTTATTGTTGAAATTGTATCATAGGGGTCTGACACTTGCCAAGTATTGGCTATGAAAGAGTTCCAGAGTGTATCAAGATTATTCACTATCTACACCCACCCAAATTGTTGCCCAAAAATCTGAACTCCAAGTGGACATTTTTTCACGATTATAAAATGGGCGAACCATTACTTTATAGCAATACGCTCCGTGTTCATCTAAAAATGAATAGCGATTAGCGTATTGAATAATTCCATCACGACCTATTCTAGTGCGTGAACGATAGTATTTGCCTTCTAAGGCTTCTGAGATTAGCATTATTTGCCACCTTCCTTTTTTGTTGAGTTGATTATAGCAGACACGGCTGACATTGTTGCCTGCTGGCGGGTAGCAAGGACGTGTGCCTTGTATTCTTCTAGGTTCATTATTGACCTTCTTTCTTTCTATGTCCGCAAGTATACCAAAACCCACTGACATTATCCAGTTTAACACACCTTTATCTCAGTATTTGGAGCGTGGGTTTTGTGAGAAACATCACATCACGACACGCCGTAAAATGAATTTCAGATGAACAATAATCCACACGTAATGCACAACACGCCCGAGCGCGGGTCGGCCCAAAAATTAGTTGAAAATTAAACTAATCCCGCAACACGAGCTGCGGGATCTTTTTTGTTTTTTAGTTATGACTTACAGTTTTAAAACATTCTTCCCAAAATCTATCTGAGTCAAAACGTTCGTTATCAGCAGCAAACATTTCAATAAAATCATTTACCAAGTCTTCAAACACTTCTAGTTTCATGTCTGAACCATAAGAGTTTAAAATCTCAGCAGTTGCTACATAATCTTTTCTTGTCATCATTTTATTTTCTATCCTTTTCTAATAGGTAAGAGTTCTTACTTACGACATTGGGCGAGAACACTCTCTAAACTGCCCCTGTTTCGTTTTATTATAGCATTACTTAGAAGTTTTTACCATAGCAATACGCTTTGAGCCATTTGCTAGAGTTAAACCTACACGAGTTACTTTATTGCTAATTGGTGCGAAAGAGTTAATTCTTCCTGTCACACCTGTTTTGCTTGTTGTGAATAAATCACCGATTTGATAAGTGTATCCGTGGAGAGTCATTTAGTTTTCCTTTTCTTTTTTTCTTGTTGGGTTGGGTGAGCAGTTTTGTGACTTGCTCAGGTCATTTCGGTATTTCCGAAAGTTACTTAATTGTTACTGTTGTCCAGCGATAGTCGCCGTTTTCTAGTGACAATTTTACACGAGTGCGATTAGCAGTTACGGGCACAATCTCTGTAATTGTTCCTGTTACATTACTGCGTTGTGTAGTGAATAGGTCACCGATTTGGTAAGTCTTATTTCCTACTGTCATTTTTGTCCTTCTTTCCTTGTTGTTGTTAGTAGCAGTCTACCATAGACCACTGACATCTGTTTAGTATTTTTGGGCTAGGCTATTCCTACACCCAGCATAAGGGCATTTTATGTGTTGTGACTTATGAACGTGATAAGTGTATTTTCCCACGCTAGAGAGGCGGGGTGCGTGATGAGTGCTAGATTTAGCATTAGACACATTAGGAATAATAGCCAATAGAACACCAAGTATAATTATTTTAGTTTTCAAGCCAATTTTCCTTATCTGCTAAGTTCTTTATTATTAGAGTCATTAGTATAACGCAAGGGACTGACATTAGCAATAAAATTGCTCGTGTTATGTATGTGAGAATAATCACAAAGCACCTTCCTCAAATAAACCTATTTCTAACTCAAATAGTTCATGGGATGTGAGGGCAGATAAATCTACCCATCCAGCACCATCTTCATTCATTCTGAAAATTTCAATGTAACCCATAACTATCTTGTCTCCAAGATAGCCCAGCCATTTGATACCATAGTATCAAGGCGGTCATTTATTTCTAACTCTGAACCAAGCAGAGTAGTTTCAAGGCGGTCAGGAAAGCCACCTTCGTTTAGGCGAATTGCCTTTATTTTTAGTGAAGTCATTTTAACTTCCTTTCTTTTAATTTGATTAGACATTTTCTAATCTTTTTCCTTGCTAGGATTATTTGCTGATTTTATCAGGCTCACCTAGATTTCTTTATTTAATTTTATAGTAGAATACTATCACACTTTATTGGGAAAATCAAGCGACACGCCGTTTAATTTTGTGTGAATTGGCTCACATTGTGAGTTATTCTTTTCTTTATGTAGTTTGTTATGTTGCTATTATAGCAGGGGGGTCTGACATTTGGGTGCGACATTTTATAACAAATCGGACATGCATTAAATGAACAATAGGTAAACAATAATCCACACGTAACGCACGACACGCCCGAGTGCGGGTCGGCCCCAAAAAGGGGCGGGTGTCAAGCTGACACTCCGCTATTTATTTATAATCTTTAAATATATCTGCAACTATATCTAACTGCTCATCACTAAGATGATCTAATTGAATAGCATTAGCAAAACCAAATGGGTCTTTATTATTTCCATCCATTAAGTGCACCTACTAACATAACAATTATGGCGGGTATTACAATTAACACTAACGCATCCATTTTATCTTTATCCATTATAGTACCTCATCTACATCAAAACTATCTACGGATACAAATACATCAGACACATCATTAGTGTCATTTAGTTCATCTAGCATTACATCAAATGTATCTGCTAGTGTAGACCATTTATCATAGGTACGATCAAAAGAGTATGAGTATGACATTATAGCAACACCTCTCTAGGGGTAGTAGTTACATAAACGGATACTAGCACATTATCTTGTGCTAATTGATCAAGGTATTCATTTACCTTAGCCTCAGATAAGAACATAACATTAGAAGAGGTACGGAGAGTACCATCACTCTCTATGAGAGTGTAGTTTAGGTAATAGTTATTCATTATTTATTACCTCCACATAGTACACCATTAACGGAGGTGTATTTACCTACGCTATGAGTGTATTGTACATACATACCACACTTACGGCAGGTAGTAGGGTTAATAGAGTAGACCATAGGGTCGTGTACTTCAATGTAGTTCATTTTGAACCACCTTTCTTTTTATAGTTAATCACCTTGATTAACTTGATACTAGTATCCTAACATAGACCACTGACATTATCAACTTGAAAATGCTATCAAATCGGACATCTTTTAAAAAATCTTTGTGAGATAGACCACATTATGGGGTATATATCGGACATTTCGGGCGCACTATTCAAAAAAGGTTTTTTGTTTGAAAACGTGTATCATACAAAATAAAAATTCATTAACATTTTGACCAAATATGGTTTCACGTGAAACATAAAAGTGCTACAATGGGTAAATGATAAAAATGATTGCTTTTGATATAGATGGTACCTTGGCCTTATCCAGATCTCCACTTGATGAAAAAATGGCGGGAATGATAAAATACCTTTTAGATAAAGTTTTGGTAAGTCTAATAACTGGAGCAAAACTAGAACAAATACAATATCAAGTTATAGACAATCTTCCTTTAAATTCAAACTTATCAAATTTACACCTTATGCCTACTTGTGGTACAAAATACTTTACTTTTTTAAATAATGAACTTGTTAGTGTTTATGAAAAAAATATACCTGAAGATTTAAGAAAAGATGTTATACGCAATCTTGAAATAGAATCTAAAAAATTAGGTTTTTGGGAAGAAAATCCCTATGGCAATATTATAGAAGACAGAGGATCTCAAGTAACATATTCAGCTTTAGGTCAAGATGCACCTATTGAAAAAAGAGAAAAATGGGATCTTGAAGGTACAAAAAAAGAATCTCTTAGATTTATTATGGCAAACCTTTTTCCAAATCTTGAAGTAAGAAGTGGCGGGACTACAAGTGTAGATATTACACAAAAAGGTTTAGATAAAGCATATGGCATGAATCAATTAATTGCTTATACAAATATATCAGCTGAAAATATTTTGTTTATTGGAGATAGACTAGATATTAATGGTAATGATTATCCAGTAATTTCTACTGGTGTTCAAACATATCATACAAAATCAATAGAAGATACTTATCAAAAAATAAAAAGTTTAAATCTCTAGATCAATATCAGTAATATAGTAGGTTTCATAAAACTTTTGAACAATTCTACGAAATAAAATTACATAAAAAACTTGGCGGGAGATGGAAAGATCGTTATAATCAAATGTATCTAGATAATCTAAGGCAATTTGAGCTTCTTCAGCATTAATAGCATGCTTTCCACCTAGTGGAGATGCAGAAATTTTATCAAAACACTTATTTACAATGCTTAAATCTCTTAAAATTTTGTTGGAAGTCCAAGAATCTTCTCCTCTATCCCTTTTAGCTGGATAAATATGGCAAGGAGATATAGCAAATGTACCTTTTGTCCATGCAACATTGGGAAATTTAGTCTTTACATAAGATTCTTCTTCTTCAAACCATTCTAAAAGTCTTTCAACCTTGGGATTTTCAGATTTTAAAGCATTTTTCCATCTTTTATCTGCAATATTTTGCTTTCCATTGCGATTTCTAGATTGTGATGCAAAAGGAAGGCGGGAAATCAGATCAGAAGCCTTAATAATTTCTCCATTATAGCCTTTTCTCTCTATTTGATAATCAATTTCATCTATAGCAGATCTTCTGGGTCTTTTTTTCTGTAATATCTCTAGTTCTTCATCAGAAAATTTTTCTAAAAGCTCAGTTTGCTTATAATGTGCTTCTAATCCATATACTAAATTATCAAAAGTATTGGCGGGAATCATAAAAAAGTACTTATCCGTATATATGTGATATAGATCACCCTCTTCTACATAGTTATACGATATATTGTGACATAAATTACTTATTGGCTTCATTATTTCCTTTTATAAGCGATATGGTGAAGAAATATCTTGTTCCTTTAGTTACTGGTAATACTCCATGTAATGGTTCTGATGACATATATACCATATCTAATGCTTTAGGTTTATATATATACTCCTCGTCGGACTCAATTTTTAGCTCCCCGCCTTCATAATCATCATTAAGGTAGAACAAAGCTCCCATTTCAGGTACAGGCTGAGCATCTGAATGCATAGCCATTCCAACGCCTTCTCTATAAATACTACAAATATATCCTGACAGAGTGTTAAAACCATCGTTAAAATAATTTATAACTTTATCTTGATATTTAGCAACTATTTTGTTTAAAAATGGATCATCAAGATTAATAACAACTTTTCTCCCACCTTTATCTTCCATTATATTTTCAAGTTCAAGCTTGTCCATATATGCCATAAGATCTTTTGCACATTGTGGTTCAAAAAAATTATTTACTACCCTTACGTCCGAACTCATTTCCACTGCTTTTTTTTCCAAAAATATTGTTGATAACCTCTTTTTAAAGTTGTTGATGTTAACCAAGCAGCTTTTTTTAATTTTTTCCAGTTTGCATCTTGAATTTTATGGTTCCAGTTTTCTCTTTTAAATGGAATTACTTGAGCAACAGGTGTTCCTTTTGGCAATATGCCTTCAAAGCCTTCTCTAAAAAACAAATTAACAACCTCTGGTCCAGGGTATTCGTCTGCATCAATAATTCCTGTCATTGTTGCAAAAGGTAAATCAGGTCTATTAAAGGGTTGAGTATAAATAAGGCTATAACCAGGTGGTGTTTCAATCCTCATTCCAGTATTTACTTTCCATGCTTGTGGTGTATGACCTACTGGTACAGGCATTCCGATTGTTCTTCTAAAATCATTAAGTCCAACAAGCTTTCTTTTTAATTTTTCAACTTTTCCATTTCCTTGAACAAACATGTGTCCATCAGTTCCTCTATATGAAACTTCTATGTCAAATGGCAAATGAACAATATATCCAGCTGTAAGTGCATCTTGAAAAGGAATGCATCTTTTAAGTGCGCCACTATATTTTCCTGTTTCTTCAGGACCAGATTCTTTATAGTCTTTAGGCAAATCTTTATACCATTGAGGAATTGTATTAAATGCAGGACTTACAATTTTTTCGTTCCACGCAAACTCTTCTTGCATCATATGAAACTTAATTGTTTTAGTTTTTGGACTTTTAAATTTTATTTTCATCTTTTTCACTTTCCTCTTCAAATATAAAGGACGGGGCGGGAGCTAGAATCTGTCCAGATTCATGTAATTTATAAAGACCCCTACTATCAGCACCTAGTTTATCAGCTATAATACATAACATATCATAATTTCTCTGTTCCTGGATAAATAAAGCCCCTAATAACTCTCTTATATTCTCTACTATAGGTATAAGAGTATTATCTTGTAGTTCTTCACCTAGATTACCCATCAATATCCCCGCCTATTATCTCTTTAGTCAGATAGTTCCATTTATTGGCTTCCATAGACTGACTATTATTAATTATCAAATCCCCATCTTTATTGTTTTCTGTATATAGCCATTTAATGGGTTGATCTAATTCAACTTTCCCCGCATATATATGATTTATATTGCCCTCGGCATCTGTTTCTTTAATATGGATCAATATGGAGAGGTTTTCTTCTTCTTCCCCGAACGGCTCAATGTAAGCCCGCTCAACGTATATTTTTGCCATATTACTTTATTAAATTCATTCTTACTTTTTTCGGCTCACTGATAAATCAGACGCTCTGCTAAATCGCCAGGAGTTACACGATGATCAGGCATACCAGTTAAATCAATTCCAGCATCCCTGTAAGCCAATGAAACAAGCTCTGAACATATAAGGCCATGATTCATTGCAAGTTTTTCAAAAATTTTTGTATTTGCAAGTGCTTTAAGACCAATAATTCTAAATAGGATATTTATAATATCAAGAAATCCATATGGTTGTCCAACAAAATGATGTGCTGCTGCTACAATTTTTCCACGGGTATCATTGTCAATTTCTTCATGTTGATTCCAAGCAACTTTTGTATATTCAGAAAGTGGAGTAATTGTTACTCCCGTCGGACGAGCCTCAATTACTTTGCCTTCGCCAATATAAATAAAAGAATGATTCCAACGTGATATAGTTCCAATTTGAATTAGCTTTGCAGCCCATCCATTTGATCTAACTACTCCGTAATCACCAGGTTTTGGATTATATTCCATTCTGTAACCCCTTTAATTTGCTCAATAATATTTTCATACAATTGTTGTCCCGCTATATTTTTATAGCCACATGCTAAACAGTGTAGCACAATTTTATCATTTTCCTCAGCATGCATTAATGGAAAAACTGCTGGTTCATGTTCTTGATGCATAGGACAGGCGAGAGGTTTTACCCTACCCGCCTGTGCTAAATTGTAATACTCTGAAAAAACTTGAATTTTCATCAGAGTGCTATGTTCGCCTTCTGAAATACAGATGTGACATATTGAAGAACGGTAGGATTACCTTTTATTGGTTGATTCCAAGTTTTCACATTTCCCGCCCTTGCTGGTGATAAATGGGCTGCCACCGCTTTTTTCCAATCATGGTACTTTTTATAAGATGCCTTAAGTTCGGACGTCATACGAAGATCTTGTACCCATGAAGGTGCCTTGCAGGGGTCTTTGTAACCCATAAAATTATCCCATGTTACAGACATGTATTGGAAAGCTCCACATGCACTGCTGGAATAGGAATGACGTAGGTAAGCACCTACACCACCCGTTTCTTGACTCAAGATTCCATTTGCTAATCTTGAAATTATTACCCTTTGATCTACTCTTGTTTTTAAATTTAGCAATTTGCTATATGAGGGCATTGTAAAAGTTGTTTTAGTTTTTAAATCTCTAATGAGATAAACGACATTGTTACTTTTATTTTTACTGACATCAACGCTTATAATATCTTTGATATTAACCAAATTAATATATTTGTTGATATACAATACATCGCTGCTGTACGATATAGTTGGTGCTGTTATAGCATGAGCTTTGGTTGTTCCAAACAACAATGTGATTATCATCACACTGATTGTTGCCCATACTGTTCTTATCCTTGCTTTGTTCATACTATTCATATGTACCTCCTGGGGTAAGAGTAGAGTTCAATAGTACCATTTATTAAAATTCATGTCAATATCTACGCTCAGTAGACAGCAAAATATTCTTGTGCTACAATCAGAAATGGTTTGTGGGGGCTTTTCACTGAAACTCATAATGAAGGAAATATTTTCTTGATTTTGATTTTAGAAGCTTCCCTTACAACCTGTAAAAATTATTTTTTTATGGGGGGTAGGGGGGCTTTGCCTAAAATCTTTAATTTCAGGAAATACACATTTAAAACAAAATAATAATATATAAAATACTAAAATTCTGATTTTATAAAAATCTTCATGATACACTTAATCTCTATTCAAATTTAATAGCTATAGGAGCAACATGTCAAATACAATTGAAAACCCATATGAAAATTTTATCGCCTTGTCTCGTTATGCAAGGTGGTTAGAAAATGAAAATCGTAGAGAGACATGGGGCGAAACCGTAGACCGATACTTTAAGTTTATGGTTATTCAATTGCGTGAAAAACATGGCTATGTTCCAGATGATAAAACCTTAGAAGAACTTCGTGATGCTGTATTTAACAGAAATGTTATGCCATCTATGAGAAGTGTCATGACTTCTGGACCAGCATTAGAAAGAGAAAATGTTTCTGGATATAACTGTGCATTTCTTCCAGTTGATAATGCTAGATCATTTGATGAAGCTATGTATATTTTAATGTGTGGAACAGGTGTTGGATTTTCTGTTGAATACAAGTACATTAATAAACTCCCCGTCCTTCCTGAAACACTTGAAAAATCAAATACAGTTGTTTCTGTTGGCGACTCAAAAGAAGGTTGGGCAAAAGCCTATCGTGAATTTTTGTCATTGCTTTGGGCTGGACAAATTCCACAAATTGATGTAAGTAAAGTTCGCCCTGCAGGCGCACGACTTAAAACAATGGGTGGACGTTCATCTGGTCCACAACCATTAGTTAATCTTTTTGATTTTACAGTACAAATTTTTAAAGGAGCACTTGGTCGCAATCTTAAGCCAATTGAATGTCATGACATTATGTGCAAGATTGGCGAAGTTGTAGTTGTCGGAGGAGTTCGTCGTTCTGCAATGATTTCACTTTCAAATATTAATGATATTGAAATGGCAGCTGCAAAAGCTGGTAACTGGTGGGAATCAAATTCACAACGCTCTTTATCAAATAATTCTGTAGCATATTCACGCAAACCAGAAATGGCTCAATTTATTGCAGAATGGAAATCTTTGTATGATTCAAAATCTGGAGAACGTGGAATTTATAATGTTGCAGCAGCGCAAGCACAAGCAGCAAAGTATGGTCGTCGTAGCCCAGATATTCATTATGGTACAAACCCATGCTCAGAAATTATTCTTCGTCCTTATCAATTTTGTAATCTATCAGAAGTTGTATTGCGTGAAAAAGATACTGTTGAAGATGTAAAGAATAAAGTTCGTCTTGCATCAATTCTTGGAACATGGCAATCAACTCTTACTGATTTTAAATATATTCGTAAAATTTGGAAAGATAATACAGAAGAAGAACGTTTGCTAGGAGTATCACTTACTGGTCAATTTGGACACAAGTTTTTTTCTGGACAAGAAAATTTAAAAGTTCTTGCAGAAGTTTTAGATGATCTTCGTGAATATGCAGTTACTACAAATGTTGTAGAAGCAGAGAAAATTGGGATTCCAGCTTCAACAGCGGTAACTTGTGTTAAGCCGTCAGGCACAGTATCTCAATTGGTCGGGGTATCTTCAGGAATGCATCCATGGCATTCAGAATATTATATTAGAACAGTTCGTGGTTCTAAAAATGATCCTATTTCAAGTTTCTTAAAAGATGCAGGTATTCCTGCAGAAGATGATGTAATGAAGCCAAATGATACTTATGTGTTTTCATTTCCAGTAAAAGCTCCATCACATGCAATCACTAGAGATAAATTGACAGCATTACAACAACTTGAAATTTGGTTGACATATCAAAGACATTGGTGTGAGCACAAACCTTCAATTACCGTATCTGTAAAAGAAGATGAATGGATGGAGGTAGGTGCTTGGGTATACAAGCATTTTGATGAAGTATCTGGTATTTCATTTTTGCCATACTATGAGCACACATATGTTCAGGCACCATATCAAGAAGTTACAAAAGATCAATATCAAGAACTACTTGATAAAATGCCTAAAAACATTGATTGGAATGCTTTGTCATTATATGAATTAGAAGACACTACTACTGGAACTCAGGCATTAGCTTGTGTATCTGGTGAATGTGAGATTGTAGATATTGGTAGTAATTAATAATGATTTTAGCAGTCCCGCCCTTATTTAAGTGGCGGGATTTTTATTTGTTTAATCTATGATTTTTATATTTACAATGATATAATCAATATAAATAATAAGTTCCAAAGGGGTAATATGTCTGTCACTTCAGATCAAGATGTTAACTGGAAAGTCACCCAAGGTGAGTCTTTTGACCTTCAGTTGCAATATGTTGATCCAGATGAAGTTCCAATAAATATATCAGGAATAAATGTTGTGGCGGAAGTCAAAGATAGGCCAGGAGGCAGGTTGGTTTCTGCTAAATTAATTATTGGAGATGGAATAGAAATTACTGATGCAGTAAACGGCATATTTGATATTCATTTTTCATCAACACAAACCCGCCACTTTAATTACCCAAGAGCTGCTTATGAAATCTTAGGTTCAGATCAATATGGAGAAAGTATTCTTTTTCTTCAAGGTTGGTTTGAAGTAAATGCGGGGGTAATTTAATGGCTCAAAATACAATTGTAGTTCGTGCAAGAGGAGCTAGAGGTCCAGTAGGATCTCAAGGCCGAGATGGCATACAAGGTTTACAAGGTTTACAAGGTTTTACTGGACAAGTTGGCCCAGCTGGTTCTGGTGTTTCAATACTTGGCTCTTATAATAATTTTTCAGATTTAACAACCGATCATCCAACAGGTGCGGTTGGCGATGCATATTTAGTCTTAGGAGATTTATATGTATGGGATGCAACTCATAATGTGTGGCAAAATGTTGGAGCAATTGCTGGAGTACAAGGAATTCAAGGTCTTACTGGCTCTGGCGTACAAGGACTGGTTGGATCTCAAGGTTTAACTGGTTCGCAAGGCATACAAGGTATTACTGGTATTGGTTTACAAGGCTTAACTGGTGCACAAGGTATTACTGGATCTAAAGGAGAAATTGGTTCTCAAGGTATTCAAGGAACGGCGGGAATATCATTTTCTGTCTCTCAAGTCTCCTTTAGATATGAACAATCAAATCAATCATCAGTATGGAATATCAATCATAATCTAGGCTTTAATCCAAATATAACTATTTTGGATTACAGCGGAAATACTATAGAATCAGATATAGTTTATGTTAATATAAATAATGTTACATTAACATTTTCTAGTGACGTTTCAGGTTACGCATACTTATCATAAAAAAAAAATAAATAAAAAAGGGAGTGTTTTACACAATGGCAAAAAAATATTTAGTTAATATAGATCTGGTTCAAAATCAGCTACTTAATGCTGTAGTTCAGCCATCTGCTACAGCGCCCGCAAGTCCAAAAACAGGTCAAATTTACTTTGATACGGTTTTGGGATATTTGCGTACCTGGACTGGAACAGAATGGGTTAATACCTCACAAGGCGCACAAGGCGTACAAGGTATTCAGGGTATTCAGGGTATTCAAGGAATTCAAGGCACACAAGGAATTCAAGGCATCCAAGGCATTCAAGGTTTTGATGGTGCTCAAGGTACACAAGGAATTCAAGGTATCCAAGGTGTTCAAGGAACAAGAGGCCTACAAGGTGTTCAAGGCATTCAAGGTTTTGATGGTGCTCAAGGTACACAAGGTATCCAAGGCATTCAAGGTTTTGATGGTGCACAAGGTACACAAGGAATTCAAGGTATCCAAG